ATGGACTTTGCGAAGATTCGTTCGAATGTAGATAACACCGAGTTTTATTATTCTGAAAATTGGGAAGATTATAGACCTAAGTACGCAATATTCAAGGCGTTTAATCCTGAGAAAAAAGAAGGTTTACAGATTCTTTATTATAGAGAATACAGACCGAACTTATCTACTTATCCTTTGCCTGATTATATTGGTGCAATTCCTTACATTGAGAGTGATGTTGAGGTGGCTAATTTTCATAGGGCAAATCTACAAAACAATTTCTTTTTTGGTGGAATCTTAAACTTCAATAATGGAACGCCCGAACCCGAAGAACAACAAGAACTTGTTAAGAGAATAAATCGCAGACATGGCAGTACTGATAATGCAGGAAGGTGGATCATAAACTTTTCAGATGGTCAAGATAAATCTCCGAATGTTATCCCGATTCAACCTGCAGACTTAGACAAACAATTCGATATACTTAATAAAACAATTCAGCAAGAGATATTCGTTGCACATCGAGTGACCTCACCTATCTTCATGGGGATAAGAGTCGAGGGTCAATTGGGTGGCAGGAATGAAATGATTGATGCTTTCAGATTATTTCAACAAAATGAAATAAGACCTGACCAAGTACATTTTGAAAAAGTGTTTAATTACTTAGCCAACTTCAATGGTGTTCCGAATGCTTATCGAGTTGAAGAATTAGAACCTTTCAATCCTGAATTCACAGAAGCTACTTTGTTAGAGATTGCGACTAAGGATGAACTAAGAGAAATGGCAGGATTGCCAGTTATTGAAGCTACTGAATCTGTTAAGAAATTAGAATCTTTACCGACTAAAATTCAAGATAAGATAATTGATACTTTATCAACTGAAGAATTGAGAGGTTATGTAGGATTGCCAATTCAAATGAAAATGGAGTTCGAAGATAATTGGAAAGATGAAATAAAAGTCTTTGCTGAATTTGGTGATAGTGTCGAGAATTATGACTTATTCGAAAGTCGTAGAGTAGAAGCATTTGAGGACTTAGAGGAGGACGTTCGCAAACATACATTTGAAGAACATTTAGAGGACTTAGAGCAGACTCTTTATGAATTTGTAGTAGCTAATACACCCGAAGAAAACAAAGTCTTAGAAGCGGTAAAAAAAGACCCTTTTATTTCTAAAAAGGATTTAGGAGTGAATACCGATTTGACACCTTCAAAATTAGATGAAGTTTTAAAAAGTTTAAAAGATAAAGCGATTCTAACCTTAACAGAAGGCACGTGGAATATCCTACAAGTAGTTCCTAAAAAATCAGCTATTAAAAGAATAGCAGATGAGATAAGTAAGTTCCAGGTCAAGTATAGATACACAGGACCAAGAGATTCAAAGAATAGAGAGTTTTGTGCTGCTTTGTTAGAACTTGGCAGACTTTATACTCGCAATGAAATTGATACTATCTCAAGGCGTGTAAATCGTGATGTATGGAAAAGGCGTGGAGGTTGGAAAACAATCAAAGGAACTGACATTCATGTACCATTTTGCAGGCATCAGTGGGCTGGGGTTTTAACAAGAAAAAAATAACAATATGGCAACAGTACTTTTCATATCCGAAGCGACTTTAAAAGCTGAAACAATTATCAGCGAAAATGTAGACCCTAAATTACTTATCCCTACAATCAAGGAGGCGCAAAACATTTACATTTTGCCTTTATTGGGAACGGCATTATACAACGATTTAGTCTATAATGTATCAGCAAATTCACTATCAAGTGAGTATGTTACGTTACTTAATGAGTATATTGCACCATGTTTGACCAAGTATAGTGTTTATGAATGTATTTTGCCTTTATCGTATAAGTTTCAAAACAAAAATATAGGCACAAAGTCAAGTGATTTCAGTCAACAAGCACCACTTAACGACCTTAGATATTTATTAGACTTTACAAAGTCAAGGGCGGAGTGGTATGCTGAAAGAGTAAGCAGATTTTTATTGGCTTATCAGACTGATTATCCTAAGTACTTGACACAAGAAAATGCTAATGTAGCCACTATTTATCCAAATGCAAACAACTATACTAATGGTATGTTTTTAGGACCTGACATTGATTGGGATTTAATCCCTCCAAGCATCAAGTATCAAGGCAACGGATTTAGACGAAACTAATTTTGAACCAATGACAAGAATAAAAGGTAGTAAAAATAAAAACAACGTAGAACTTTTAAAAATCTACTTATCAAAGCAAGATGAAAACAACACTAAATCAAGCGTTAAATGCACTTCAAGCAATAGCATCAAGTCACCTACAATTAAAAGGTAGTTTTATCTTTTGTGATGTAGCAGACCTCGAAGCAAAGAATGAACTCAAGTATCCTTTGCTTTGGTGTGATGTTATACCCGCTCAATTTGGGACTAAGACAATAGATTTAAATCTTCAATTGACTTGTGTTGATATGGTGTCAAAAGGCTTGGAGAATGAACAAGATGTTTTAAGTGATACCTTGCAAATATTATCCGATGTGGTTACGATTATAAGACAAGATTCAACTTACTTTGATATGTTTGAGATTAACGAAAGTTTGACTGCAACTCCAATCAAAGACCACTACCAAGATGAGGTTGCAGGGTGGGTTTGTACTATCAGTTTAGAAATCGAAAATGCTTACAACCTTTGTGTTGTTCCAATTACTTAAAATAATAATTAAAAATAATACTTACAGACATGACAGATATTCAAGAAATCTTAGGCGGTAACGGATGCAAATTCATTGATGCCGCAAGTACTGCAAACACATTTTATTGCTTAGTAGTAAATGCAGATTGCGTACTTACTACTTTAACAAGCGTAGGAGGTCAAAACCTTTTAACTCAATACGGATTGAGCGGTAAAACTTTGAAGCAAGGAATGTTAATCCCTGCATTCAATGGTGATTTAATCGCAGCCGTAACACCTTCAAGTGGTTCGGTTATTGGTTACGGATTTAATATAAAAGGATAATGATAGGAATCGGGATAGGATTACCTTTTATTAAAAGTGCAGGCTTCACCGCTGAATATAGCGCAGTATTAGCGAGGGGAACTGCATTAGGTTATACTTTGCCAAGTGCATCAGTTCAAGCTAAACAAGATACATTTTTAGCAGCATTAAAAAGTGCAGGTGTTTGGGATAAGTTAGACGTATTTTATTGTTTTGCTCAAGATGGTTCAAAAGAATTTGCTACATTGAATTGGAAAGCACCAACATTAAATCAAGCTACTTTAGTAAACTCTCCAACATGGACAAGTAACGTAGGGTTTAAGAGTGATGGAGCAACAAGTTACATTGATACAAATTTCAACGCATCTACTCAAGGCGTACAATTTACTAACAATTCAGCAGGTGAATTTGCTTATCAAATAGGTGCTTTATTTGGTACTTTGTTTGGAACAAGTGGAGGAGCAGGTGATGGACTTATAATTGGTACTACAGTTGGGCAAAGACTTAATATGTTAGGAACTAATCTAACCGCAAGTGCAGATATGACCGGTGATGGCTTTAAATGTATTAATAGAACATCCTCGACTGCCGTTGAATTATTTAGCGAAACTACTCAATTAAGTAGAACAACTACAACCGCTGCAAGAATTAATGCAAATAGACGAATTTTAAATGGACAAGGCAACTTTTTAAACACATTAGGAAATGTATATTGTTATGGTGCTGGTGCTAATTTAACAGCAGAAGCATTAACACTAAGGACTGCAATTTTAACTTATAAAAATTCATTATAATGAAAGTTTTAAAAGCAAATAAAACACAATACAATCAATTAAACGGCTATGAAATTGGAGTCAGCAAATTAGAGTTTGTTAAGGATGGGGCAAACAATTGGATAGTTGGATTAGATGTAATTCACAACGGCAACTTTTTAGAAATTAGAGAGCAGTTATTAGAACTTGAAGAAATTGAATACATTGAAATAACAGTTAATTAAATGGAATTGAACTTAGTATTATTTGGCGTGATATGCGCTCTTATAGGCATCATCTATGCAACCTTAACAACAAAGATAAACAAGCTGGAGGTTAAGCAGGAAACTTTACATGATAACTTGATTCCAAAGGTTCAAAAATTAGAGGACATTCAGGGAACTAAAATTGATATTGTATCTGCTCAGATGAAT